CGTTTTTCCAAACACGTGGAAACCTCTTTTCTTCTAATCAATATGAGGGACAGGCCCATTCTTTTCTTTATTTTAATACTTGGCCTCAAGGAATTAAAAGAGGCGTCATCGTAAAATAAAGAATCGCTTTGCAAAATTCAAGTTTCGCAAAGCGAGCAATACATCAGGGTTGATATGGCTACTTCGGGCATAGCCCTTCGTCTTGCGACAATGTGCAAAGCGTTGCTTTGCTATTTACATCGTCTCAGGTGCAGACACACCTAGTAACTCTAAACCATTACGCAAAACTTGTTGTACGTTTATTGAAAGTAATAAACGGGCTTGCGAAAGGGCAATATTCTGTTCGTCGATAATTCTTGTATTATCCAAGTTATACCAACCATGGAATAACGCTGCGAGTTCTTTCAAATAGTTACCCACTTGGTGAGGTTCATAGCTATTTGCAGCACGAAGCACAATTTCTGGATAGGCTGCAAGTTTGGCAAGAATTTCAGTTTCAGCGTCAAGAGTTAATAAGGTCGCATCGTAATCAGCTGCTTTGCTACGATCAAAACTAATGCCTTTTTCAGGTGCTTTCACATCGACCATACGATTGACACGTGCATGTGCATATTGGATGTAATACACCGCATTGTCTTTGCTTTGTGAAACTGCAAGGTCTAAGTCAAAGTCAATGTGTTGCTCAGACTTACGCATCCCGTAGTAGAAACGCGCAGCATCGTTGCCCACTTCTTTACGTAGGTCACGTAAAGTCACGAACTGACCAGAACGAGATGACATTTGTACCATCTCGCCACCACGCCATAGGCTGACGAACTGAACCAATAGAACGGTGAGTTTTTTCGAGTCATACCCCAAGGCATCAATCGCGGCTTTAACCCGTGAAATATAGCCATGGTGGTCTGAGCCCCAGATATCAATAATATCGGTATAGCCACGTTGTAATTTATTCAGATGATACGCAATGTCAGAAGCAAAGTAAGTGGTTTGTCCATTACGACGCTTCACAACACGGTCTTTTTCATCGCCAAAGTCCCAAAACACGTTACCCAGTACTTCTAGATACCAGTTTCTATGAATCTTTTGGTTGAGGTCTCCATACACTTCTAAATGAACAGAATTCTTAACTAGTATGTGTGCAACACCATCAACAGTTATATTCAGATTTCCATCTGAATTACCATCCTTAATATGGATATATTCATCTCCTAATACAATAGAGTAATTATCATTTACAACTTTAGTAACTTTCTTTCCATCAGGATGTATCTCTTCAAATGTTCCACTCTTATGTCTTTTATGAAGTCTCTCTTTACCAGGAGTATCATCCCATTCTTCTATGTGCCCACTCTCAGATTCTCTCACGTGATTGAATGGATAATTTGCAGCGAATGGTGGAAAAGGTTCTGTCCAACTGTGTTCTGGAGTTGTAGCATACGCTAGTGGCACTCCTTTATCCACACTTGCCATCGCTGCAGTAACGTATGTATCCTTCATTTTTGTTTCTGTAGTCTTTCCGTCCTTACCCTCCCACATTGCACTTTTCCTAGATATATTTTTGTCATATCCTCTAGCAAGTCTATTCGTATCAGGTTCATTGATATGGTCTTTTTTAGGATACTTCCGATTAGGATCATTGAAGCCAGAATCCTCTGCTTCCTTCTGTGGTATACCACCAATACTACCCATTACTATTGGGTCTTGACTAGTTTCACCATCTCTAAAGAATCCAATAACGTGTGTCCCTTCTACTACACCGACTGGAGAATCTCCAATACCATTCATTGCAGCAGATGTAATTGGTTGCATTGGATACGCCCAAGGAAGTTCCTCAGTAGCGATACCTTTGATTCCATCTTTAGTTTTTTGTTCTGTATGTATTCCAAATATTCTTACTCGTACTCTACCGAGCATCATTGGGTCATCACGGTCTTCTACAACACCAACCCACCATAAGAAATTTCCTTTATTAAAATTCAACTCGTTTCTCCGTTATAGATGATAACTAAATGCATCTTTCATCAACTTGACGAATGTCATGTGCTGTTTAGTCTGGTGGAAGGAATGCACAACAGTATGTACTAACCACCTTCCGTTATATTGTTGGTCTCTATCTATTTCTATGTGTAAATCTCTCGACCAACTTTTCCAATCCACATACAAATGTGTACCTATAGTTATATTACTATTACTACCGAAACCAAGATTTAATTTATGTTGCTCCCAAGAATTCATTTTTATTTGTCTTTGCATTAATTGTTCATTAACCTTAGAGTTGTTATAATTTTCAGAGGATATATTATATTTTCCAGAGTAATAGTAACTTGCATTATCAACACCACCGAAGAATGAGTTTCTGAATATAGGAGTTGATCCACTCACCCCGTCTTCATCAGCATATCTATTGAACTCTCTATCATAATCAGTAGCCCATTCATTGAGTCCTTTATTCAATATATCGTGAGTGTATAGACTATTTGATACACCACCATTTTGATGAGTCAGTTCCATGTCAAAAGATCTGTCTAGTTGTTTGGTTAGTATTTTTAGTGGATTATTGTTGAGTGGGTCTGAGTCACCTATATTATCTTCTGTTATCCCTACACTATACTCTTTTCTTCCTATAATCCAAGATAGTGGTAAAAAGTTTACTCCATCTTTATTTTCATAGAACATGAAGTCATTGAATCCTTCTGTTGATATACTTTCTTTAGCTAAATGATTAATAATCTTTAGTGGTTTCCAGTTAGGGGAAATAAATTTCCTTTGATACTTAGTCTCATGTATGACTGGATTAAAATCAGTTTGGACACCTTGCAATAGTACATCACCTAATATTTCAGATACTATAGAAGCGTTTGTCCCTTCATAATATTTACTAAGTCTTTGATTATTATTCCACAATATTTCAGATACAAAGAATATAGTAAAAATTCTCTTATTATTATCTTTAATAACTTCATCACCAAGCCCTGATACCCACATTGTCTTCTTCCAGCTTGGTGCTTCAGAATCTGTCCTGAATTCTATTTGTATTTTTTCAGAACCAGTTATAGGGAAAGTTTCTCTAATATTTTGATCGACATCGAGTACTCTCATTTCTCCAACAATACCATCTGCTCCAATACTCTCAGTGATGGTCATGGTTTGCATTGCCTTTCTGAGGTCTATTGGCTCTGCTACCCCATTTATTAACCAGAGTTTATCCAGAATATAGTCTGTTGCTTCTTTTAATTGTGCCATTCTATCCCATCATCGCTTCGAATTGTTCACAAAATTGATCGACAAACTCTGGTCGAAGAATTTTTATTTCTCGTTTATTATCGTTTCTTTGTTGTTCAAAGTTAAGGTTAGTCATTGGTGTAATAAACGCCAGTGCAACTGTCTCAATGGAATCATCAAACCATTCATATCCCCCTGAAATACAATTCATTTTAGTAGTTATTTCTGGTGAAGAACAACCAACCGTGTCACCATCTCCATTTTCATAATGATGGATTCCATTTATATCTGCTCCATACATCTCTTTAGAATACCTGAATATCTCTTCTTCTGTCATTACCCAGTCATAAAAAGGATCTATGATGTCATTAATAATAAGTATAACCCAATGTTTATCAGGATTACCATAAAGTCTTGCGGCAAGATTCTCTGGGGTATCCCACCCCTCTATTGTATACTTATAAAACACAGCCGAATTATTTAAAGTACCTTCAACAGGGATAACTTTACTTAATATGTTTGTGGCAACTTTATTGTCGTATAAAACTAATTTTAAGTTTTCAAAATATTTTGATGCCATTAGTACCCCGCTTTAATAAATTTCTTGTCGATTGCTTCAATTTCCATGAACGTAAGATCCATCTGAACATTAACTGGCATACCATCTTTAAATGTTGCCCATACTCCTTGTGGACTATAGTTCAATGCTATATTGGTTAAGGCAGACCAAGTTGTTTTAAATAAATGTTGGTTTATATCATTACCCTTATGAAACTCTATTTTCCATAATTCAGGATAATTATATATGCTATCATAGTTTTTATCTATTTGTGGAGCAGCGTGCCATTTGAATCTTGTTATTATATCCATCACCATTTTAACTTCTTGTTCACTTTTTGGCATGAAGTTAAATGAGAACTGGAATGTCCTCAATCCAGTTTTCTTAAATAATAATCCAATTCTAGAATTTGTTACTATACCCAAACCTGCTTCTGCAGTCTTAGTAAAAGCAGCATCTTGGAGACCTTTAGTTCCGGCATCCAAACCTTGTTGAAACATTGACTTCAAATGAGAGCCCATTGTTTCCATCCATTTTTCTCCTGTAGGCATATTAGCAGTACTAAACTCTGTGGAAATACCTTCTTCCTCGCTCCAATTTTGTCCATATGCTACTGATAAATTCTGTGGTTGATATAGATTGATTATTGTTTCTGGAATTGCAAATGCTTTGGTGCTAATTGTGTTACCCATTCGAGCGGTATTAGGTAATGCAGTCCTCCAACTGTGAGACACTGCTGCCTCTTGAACACCTATTTTAGCAATGAATGGGTCAACCATTCCACGGGTAGTTGGAAGATGATCATCATCGATGATGTTATCAAAAACATTGCCTGTAGTCGCACCACCAGTCCTATTCATAGAGCCTATTGTTTCACCTCCTGGTAACAATCCACCAGTTCCACCACCTTGAGACCACGTGGCTACGCTTCCAAGCTCACCACCGAATGGGGTTCCTCCACCAGTCCTAGAACCCGAATTTCTTTTCGTAGTTCCTACTTTATATTTTGTTTGAGTTCTTTCCCATCTAGCAGAAGTCACCTCTCTAACATTATAGGCAGCAAAACTCACGTAGTGTTCTATTTGATCAGCATCGAAATCTAACCCAATAATAGGATATTCGAATGGTTTTACCGCCTTTGGTATAACATTATTGAATTGTACATTTGTCTCTCCGTGATCAATATTATCGGGCATTTTCTTTATACTCTATTAGTTATGATATAAATATTTATATGGCATACAAGGGAAAATATCGTATAAAAAACACATCTAAATATAAAGGTGACCCAACTAAGATTGTATATAGGTCTAGTTGGGAATATAAGTTTATGAAATACTGTGACCATCATAAAAGAATAGTTGAATGGAGTAGTGAAGAAATAATTATTCCATATTATAGTCCAGTAGATGGTAGGAAGCATAGATACTTTCCTGATTTTTGGTGTAGGATAAAACAATCTAATGGTGAATTAAAAGAATTTTTAATTGAGGTTAAACCTTTAAAGGAGACTAAACCACCACTTAAGAAGGCAAGAGTTACTCCACGATACCTAAGGGAAGTGGAGACGTGGGGTGTGAATTCTGCTAAATGGAAGGCGGCAGGAGTGGTATGTGAAAGAAAGGGATGGGAATTTAAATTACTAACGGAAAAAGAGTTGATGCGTAATGGCAAGTAATATAGAAGCAGGTACAATACAAATAGGATCTGACGGTAATAGATATCGTTGGTTAGGAGCACAATGGGGCTTGGTGA